GTGTATGACATAGAAGAAGATAGGCTATTCTCTTTTATAGGAGATGAAGTAGAACACGGACTATTTTTCATAAAAAATTTCAACCAGATTATAGGTCACAACATTATATCCTTTGACCTTCCTATCCTGAAAAAGTTTTTCAAATGGGAGCCAGACTCAAATCAAGAAGTGGTGGACACACTAGTCATGTCCAAACTAATCTATCCTGACAGGGCAGTCAGAGATGCAAAGAAAGGATCTATTAGTAAGGATATGTATGGAAGACACTCTCTTAAATCTTGGGGTCAGAGATTAGGGCTTGAGAAGGGAGACTTTACAGACTTTGAGGAGTTTAGTGATGAGATGGTTATGTACTGCGAGAATGATGTTGAGCTTAATCACATGCTTTATCGTAAGCTGACTGAAGCAAACTTCTCTAAAGAGTCAATCCGGCTAGAACATGACATCCATAAGATTTGTCTGAAACAAACAGAGAATGGATTTCCTTTTGATACTAGAAAGGCATCCAGATTGTATGCAATCCTAGCTGAGAAAAGAAATATACTTCAGAAGGAACTTAAGAAAGCATTTGGAAACTGGACAGAAACAGAAACATTTGTTCCAAAAGTTAATAACAAAGCTAGAGGATACGTTAAAGGAGTTCCCTTTATAAAGGAGAGGGTGATAGAGTTTAATCCAAACTCTCGTAGACACATAGCAAAGAGACTACACGATATTCATGGTTGGGAACCTGAGAAGTTCACTCCTACAGAGGAACCAAAGATAGATGAGACTGTACTATCGGAGCTACCTTATCCAGAAGCCCAACTAATGGCAGAAGCATTTAGAGTCAACAAACTAATAGCTCAACTATCAGAGGGGAAACATGCTTGGTTATATCATGAGAAGGATGGTAAAATACATGGATCAGTTAATACAATGGGTTCAGTCTCAAGTAGATGTTCTCATTCACACCCTAACATCGGTCAAGTACCTAGTGTCAAAGGATTCTATGGAAAAGAATGTAGAGAACTATTTTATGCACCAAAAGGTTTTAGCTTACTCGGTTGTGACGTTTCAGGTCTTGAGATTAGGGTTGTGTCTCATTATCTTGCAACCTTTGATGGCGGTGATTATGCTAAAACTGTTATTGAAGGAGATGTACACGAAGCTAACAGGGTGGCTACTAACCTGCCTACTAGAGATCAAGCTAAAACTTTTATTTACGGACTACTTTATGGTGCTGGAGATGCCAAGCTTGGACAGATTGTTGGTAAGAATGCAAGAGAAGGTAAGAAACTTAAGGACTTATTTTTTAAGAAAGTTCCAGCATTCAAAAAACTAAGACAAAAGGTGTTCAGCAAAGCTGAAAGAGGATTCCTGTTTGGTCTTGATGGTAGAAAAGTACCAGTCAGGTCTGTACACTCCTCACTTAATTCACTATGCCAATCCGCAGGTGCTATTATATGTAAGAAGTGGGTGGTAGAGTTTCATAAGTGTATGGAGGAAGAGGGATTTAAAGAGGGACAGGACTATGAACAGGTTGCTTTTGTTCATGATGAGATTCAAGTCCTTGTTAGAAAAGGTATTGAAGATGAGGTAGGTAAAATAGCTATTGATTCAATAACTAAAGCAGGAAAACTTTTAAGCTTGAAAGTTCCACTAACAGGAGAGTATAACTTTGGCTCTAATTGGGCTGAGACACACTAAAATAAGGGGTAGTATGCAATTACTTATAGACGGAGACATCTTAGTATATAAAAGTTGTCTTGTTGTTGAAAAAGAAGTTGATTGGGGTGATGATATTTGGACATTACATTGTGACTTTAAGGATGTAAAGAGACTTATCGACAAAGAAATAAAAGAGTTACAAGAGAAAGCAGATGCAGACTCAGTTATGGTCTGCTTGAGTTCACACTTAAACTTTAGAAAAGACATTAATCCAGAGTACAAATCTAAAAGGGTAGGCACAAGAAAACCTGTGTGTTACATACCTTCTAGAGAATATATATCAGAAAAGTATAAGTCTACTATGTCTAAGTGGTTAGAAGCAGATGATCTTCTTGGTATATTATGTACACAGAGTCCTGAAAACACCTGCATAGTATCAGCAGACAAAGACCTACTCACAATTCCCGGTAAGCATTGGGACTTCCAAACGGAACAGGTATATGACTTAAGTGAGAGTTTGGCAGAGAGAAACTTTTTAATGCAAACATTAACAGGAGACTCTGTAGATGGTTACTCTGGATGTGCTGGAATAGGTAAGGTTTCTGCCACAAGAATACTGGATGATATTGATAAGAAAGGTAAAGACAGATGGGCAGGAGTATTAAAAACCTACGAGGATAAAGGGTATTCTAAAGAAGATATTGTTACTCAAGCTCGGATGGCATACATACTACAAAGGGAGCAGTTTAATGGGATAGATAAGTACCCTTCACTTTGGGAACCACAAACAGGGAAATGAAATGACTAACTATGATACAGATGAGATAGAGAGAAAGAAGTCTCAGAAACAGAAGAATCAATGGAGAGAATATGTTGACAAGAGTTTACAACATCCCTTAGACAGTTCAGGGGCAACTAAGATGCCAATGTCTGCACCAGTTGTACTTGAAGATGAAGGAAAAAACGATGGGTTCGGAAGAGATGACCAAGATAATATTAAAAATATCCTGAGACCTACCAAGGAATGTCAACAATGGGATGCACAATCACAATCGTATGTAGAGGTTGGTATTGGAGGTATCAATGACCAAGATAACATACGCTGGTTACATGAGAATGAGGAAGTAACTAGTCCTAAACATTACGAGGGGTTAGGTATTACACCACTTGAATACATAACTGCTAATGAGTTAGACTTCCTAGAGGGAAACATAATTAAATACATTACTCGTTACCCACATAAAAGTGGAGTAAATGACTTACTTAAAGCAAGAACTTACTTAGAAAAACTTATTGAACGAGAGGTAGAAAAAGCATGAGTAACACATTACCAACACAGTACCAACAGTATATTCACCTCTCAAGATACTCACGTTGGGACTACGAAAAGAAAAGAAGAGAGACATGGGAAGAAACAGTAGACAGGTACTTCAAGTTCTTTAGAGGACATCTCAAAGAGAACTATGGTTACACAGTAGACAAGAAGTTAGAGAGTATACTAAAGAGTGCAGTTTATTCCCTGCAAATTATGCCGTCAATGAGGTGCTTAATGACCGCAGGTGATGCACTAGATAAAGAGAACGTGGCTGGTTACAACTGTGCTTACCTACCCATTGACTCACCAAGATCCTTTGATGAGTTACTGTACGTTCTCATGAACGGTACTGGTGTTGGGTTCTCAGTTGAATACAAGTACACGAGCTTGTTACCATTTGTACCTGAGACATTGCATGAGACTGACACAGTTATAGTTGTTAGAGACTCTAAGTTAGGATGGGCAAAAGCATTCCGAGAACTAATCTCTCTCCTATACTCAGGTCTAATTCCTAAGTGGGACATGAGTGCGGTTAGGGAAGCAGGTTCACCTTTGAAAACCTTTGGTGGTAGAGCTAGTGGGCCTGAACCCTTAGAGGATTTATTTAAGTTTGCGGTACGTACATTTAAAGAGTCACCATCAACTAAACTTACACCATTACAATGTCACGACTTAGTATGTAAGACAGCAGAGGTTGTTGTAGTGGGGGGTGTACGAAGGAGTGCTTTGTTATCCTTAAGTGATGTAGGTGATGAACAGATGCGTACCTGTAAATCAGGAGAGTGGTGGGGTAGACAATCCCAACGTGCTCTTGCTAATAACTCTGCTAATTATCACGGTAATCCAGATGTGGGAACATTTCTAAAGGAATGGCAAGCTCTGTACAACTCTAAGTCTGGTGAACGTGGTATATTCAGTAGTGCTAATGCTAAGAAGCATGTTAATAGTTTAAATGTTGACATAAAGAATCCACTTAAAGGAGACAGGAGAGAAGAGAGAGATGACTTTGGTACTAATCCATGTTCAGAGATAATCCTGAGACCACGTGAGTTCTGTAACTTAACTGAGGCAGTAGTTAGGAGTGACGACACACCAACTTCCTTACTAAAGAAGGTGGAATTGGCAACAATATTAGGTACATGGCAGTCTACCCTAACAAGTTTCAGGTACCTAACTAACAAGTGGAAAATAAACTGTGAAGAAGAGAGACTACTTGGTGTCTCACTCACAGGTATAATGGATTGCCCACTTACCAATGGATCAAGTGGTGAGAATCTACCCGATCTACTTACTAAGCTAAGAGAAAAAGCAGTAAAGACTAACGAAGAACATGCTGATGAACTTGGTGTAAATAAGTCTGCCAGCATAACTTGCGTTAAACCTTCTGGAACAGTTAGTCAACTTGTTGACTCCTCTTCTGGAATCCACACACGCCACAGTCCTTATTACATTAGAACAGTTAGAACTGATGTAAAAGATCCCCTGTGTACACTACTGATTGAT